CAAGAAATGAATTCATTCAAATCAAAAGTGTCGGCTCTCCCTCGACTAGGGAAAGTCATCAGCTCAAACGTTATTTCTAACGCTGAAACCTGCAAGCCTGTTGGCAATACAGATGTTGCTGATACGGGTGTTGACAATTCACTGACTCCGTTGATGGTTAAAACCATTTATGGAGTTGGTGAAATCAGAAAGAGAAATCCTGTCAAACTCGTGTCGTCGATCCTTGATTATTCATTCAAGGATGTCGTGGCGCAAGCTTCGACAAGACAAATAGTACGGTCCCTGATCTTGCCCTTCGTCTGTCGCCATTCCCTGAGAAAGGAGTGGTTCAGTCCGAAAGAACTTGATCGTATGAAAAGATCGTTTCGTAATCTTGCGATTCGAATCAATCAATTTGTGACCGCCGATTCGAGAGAACAAGCCTATTGTAAATACTGGCTTGATCTAGCTCTCTTCCAGTGTGTTTCATCCTCCTCTAACCCTCCGGTTCGAGAAGAGTGGAACACATGTCCTTTGTTTTCGGGTTGGTTAAAAACACATCTGAAACGATCGATCCTTCAAAAGGATCTATCTTTCATCTACTCTCTTCAGAAAGGATGTAAACAGGCATGGCCTGCTTTGTCCGATCTTAAGAAGGTAAAAGCATTGGATTCACATAAGGAACGTCTCTCTGAGACGAAACCTCATTGTCCTCTTGATCTTTCTTTCAAGATCATGGAGACCAGTGCTATGTTGTTTTCTTCCCCGACATATAAATTTGGTCAACGTCGTCCATCTTGTGAAGATTGGACGCGGTACCAGAAATTTATGCCGTCCGGATCTGCCTGCCGACAAGTTTCTCTCCGTCAAGGAGGGGCGCTCGGCTTATTTGGCAAATTTCGGTTCCCGTCAGTGAAGACTCCACTAGGAAGTCTTGGTACGTTAAATGCTGAGATTGACTGTTGGCGAAAGGAGAACTATTTAAAAGCAGTCGATTCTGTGAAATCCCGTCTTCTTGACGAGGATGATGGACAAAATCGTTGCACCGTTCTGAATTCGGTAGATGTTGTTGCGATTCCTGAACCCGGAAAATTCCGGATCATCTCCAAAGGAGATGGATTCCTCTATTCGGCACTACAGCCCTTACAGGGTTTTATGCTCAATTGTTGGAAACAGTGTTTCGCTTCGACGATGTTACATGATGACCTCACCAGTTCTATTCAAAAGATACATGATGAGGCTAGGGACCTGCCCTTATGGTGTTCGGTAGATTACGAGGCAGCCACAGATCTATTAAGAAAGGATGCGTCACTGAAGGCCTTTTCAGGCTTGCGTGATTCTCCTTATTTCTATCTTGGCTATTCCTCTCTACTAAATGGTATTGCTCACTATCCCGACGGTTCTTCCGTTCGTATAGTTGAGGGTCAGTTAATGGGTCATCCATTGTCCTTTCCACTACTTTGTTTGATAAACTTAGCAGTTTACTGGACAGCGCTTGACCGTTGGGTTGAAGATGTTTCTCCCTCTGAGAGGAGAGACACTATTCGTTTGGCAGAGATTATGCGTCGAAACGTATTAGTCAATGGCGATGATATGCTGTTTAAGTGTACCAGAGCCTTTCATGACAAATACTTTTTACCATGCTGTGTTGATGCCGGTTTTAAGATTAGTGTTGGAAAACACTATCTATCACCATATTTCTGTATGATGAATTCTCAAACTTTTATTGAACGCTCTTTTAAAGGCGCTCGAAGAATGGTTAAGAGAACTTATCTTTCACAGAAGGTGATAACTGGCATCTCCCTCAAAGGTGGTGAATCCGATTCTACTCCCCTTTTGGCCGCTCGCGACCTGAATAGGATGATTTTGAACTTACCTTGGTCCGCATGTTGCGTTCCTCAGTGTTTGTCCAGATTTGAGAATCGTTGTTTTGGCAAATATTTCCGTCCTTGTTGGTATCTTCCGAGCCACCTTGGTGGTTTCGGTTTAGATCCTTCATTTGCACCAGAGGATTGGGTTAAAAACCTCTCCCGTGTGCAGAGACGAATGGCTTCACAGTTTGTTTCAAGCCCTGAGTTACAGCTGTTTTCTCGTGAAGGATTTTCAGTTCCTCTCGCGAAATTTGCTGGTACGGTCTTGAACCCTAAACTGGTTATTGGAGAGTATGTTCCCCGTGATTTTGAAGAGTTATTTGATGATGACCCTTGGGTGGCGCGTATCGCTTATGCGTTCCGTGCTACCGGTCAGGTTCAAACAGGTAATTCCTGTTCGAACTATTGTCCTAAATTCGTTAAAACGGATTATAGACTTCATCCTATGTCTCTTCGTGGTATTTGTGATTATTGGAATGCCCGATGTTTCACTACTAAGAAATCACCTTGCCCTCCTCTCGCCCCGATCTTTCCTTATAAAGGTCGATCTGATCGAGTC